CAAGCAATAGACATCACTACTGGTAGCAAATCAGATAACAAAAAACTATTTGAATTAGCCAAAACTTTAGACTTTGACCAGTTAATTAACGAGTACGATTTTAGTTGGTTGCACATCTCTTTTAAGTCATCAGGAAACCGCAAACAAATTTTAGTTATAAAGTGAACCAACAGAAAAAAGAAGACATAATCATTTTAATTTTGTGCATCATTTGGGTAAGCTATTTACTATCTACACTACTATGAAATCATTATTGAAATACAAAGCTACACCTGAACAGATAAAAGCCATTGCAGAACACGAATTAAAAAGAAAAAAGTTAATAGCTGAAGTAGAAAAAGAATGGGAATTAAAACAAAAGACTGGTAATTATTTAAAGAATGGGAAAAGGAAGTAATTCAGCAATTAGTTTATTTATCATTTTAGCTTTGTGTATTGGCTTGTTTTACACGAACTGGTATAAGTTTAAGCCAGCCCAACAAATAAGTGATACAACCATCCAAAATAGGTTAAACGATAACCTTAGAATTGATACTATTATAAAGAGATATGATTCTTTAATTTACAAAACCAAGATTAAAACAAATGAAAAAATTATTTATATCTATCTTATTCCTGATAGCGTTTTGCTTGACAGCATCAAGTCAGGACTGCAAGACTTTGACTCCATCGGAAATGCGAAAAATCCTAAGTATAATGGAACAGAATAAAAGCATTAGTATAATCTCGCATACACAAAAAGAAGTGATAGAAATTCTTGAACGCAAGGTGGGAAACTACCGAGATATAGCCGAGCAATACCAGTATCAAACCAAAAGTTTAGAAAAAGAAAACTTGGTCCTTGAATCTAAACTAAAATTCCATCAAAAACTTAGCCTAATTGCTACAACTTCAGCAATTATTTTAGGCCTGATCATTATTTTTTAAAAATTAATATCTCTGATTTATAGCACTTTACAAAAAGTGAGGGAATTATTTTGTCTAATTTGTTTGCAGGTGTTTGCAATTGTAAACCATTATACTATCTTCGTTCTACAATTAACCACTTAAAAATAACTAATTATGAAAATTCAAAATCTTATTAAAAAAGCAAATCAAAATAATTTTCAGGATTATTCAGATTGCCCACATCCTGACAGAGTAGAGTATCCAAATATTAATTGCTTAATTATGACTTGTAATAAAGGCGATTATGATGGAGAAGTTATTGATGTTTTATATAATTATACAACAGGAATAATAATTTCAGCATCTGTTTATTCGCAATTTTATGGCGTTCAATCTAAATTTAAATTAAATAATTAATCAACTCAGGGGTGCGACTGACCAACGCACATTTAACCACTTAAAAATAACTAATTATGAAAATCAATAAATGGAAAACAATTAAATGTGATATTGATTCAACAACAATTGTAAGAGAAATCAATTCATCAATGAATAAAAAAAATTACAAACATATAAATCGTTACTGCCGAAAAAATAATTATCGTAGAAAATGCGGACACGATTTTGATTGTTGTGGTTGTCTAAATTCAGTTAATACTTGGTTTGATTATTCAAACAATAAGGTATCTATTTTTATGAAATTAAATTATAATTATTAATTAATAAAACTATGTTATACGCATCAACTCAAAACAAAGCCATTGCATTGGCTAAAAAAGAAATAAAAAAACAAATGAATGTTTCACGCATCTCTGAACATTTAATCAAATACACAACTTGCAATTGTGGTTGTGGTGAATCACTTGCCATTGAATTGGTGACATTCATCAATAAGGACACCCAGTTCACACGAGTTGGTATTTGTCAATACTGCTCAAAATAAATTTGTCTAATTAATTTAAAATTTTAATATTTGTAAGAATGAAAAATATCTATTTAGCTTTATTCATCGCATCAATATCAATTCATTTTGAATTCAAATATGGTGCAACTATGATGGCATTCAGCATTTTTTTAATCATTACACAAACACTTTTATACATATATGGAAAACATCAAAAGACCGGGAAGACCAATCGTCAAGCCCAAAAGAAAAATGACATCATTCGCAATCAATCAAGACAGTATTGGAAAAATGCAATTGCTACAGATAAAACGCAATGGTGAATCACTCAATGACCTATTTAACGAAGCAATTATCAATCTTTTAAAACAAGAAAACATATGAGAAGGGAATATAAACTGGAACAATTCGCCATTGAGATTCTTGAAAGTCAATGGTCAATGGGAGAAAAGGATGCAATGGATTTGATTGTCAAGGCAGAAGAACTTGAATTGTTTGACCTTGCAGATGATTTCAGACAATTGTTGGCTGAAGAAGACCCAAAAGATGACCTTAAGCACGATTTATACAACGCACTTAACCCATACAACCTTTAATTATAAAACTATGTTACAAATCTATTTAAACCGATTGAATAAAATCAATCAATTGAGGCAAATTGCCATCCAAGAACACAACCATTTCAAGAAATTTCAAGCCGATTTTCTTATTCAATCAATCACCTTTAAAATCTCAAATCTGTACAATGAAAAATCTTATTAAGGCAGTATTATCCGTGATGGATGAGGTCAAAGGAATTGACAAAACAATGAATGTCGGGACTGGTTCATCATCCTATAAAGGAGTAAGCGACAAAGAGGTCAAGAAAATCATTGGACAGTCAATGAAAAAGAATGGATTGGTGATATTTCCAATTGCCATTGAACCGAAAACAACCATTGAGAGATGGGAAGAATCAGGACAGTACGGTAATAAGACCAAGCAGTCAGTTTTCACAGAAGTTCAAACATCATATTTGTTGTGCCACGAATCGGGTGAAACAATTCAGTTGTCAGGCTATGGACACGGAACAGATTCGCAAGATAAGGCATCAGGCAAAGCATTGACATATGCATTGAAATACACTCTTCTTTACACATTTCTTGTTCCAACTGGCACAATTGATGATGCTGACAATACTCATTCAAATGACATCAAAATTCCAAGCAAACCAAATTTGACACAGGCAATTTTTGATAAGATGTATGATGCAGTTCAACAAGGCAAAAAGGATGAAGTCAAAAAAGCATTGGACAAATACACAATTTCACCTATTTTTCAATCACAATTAAACCAACTTTTAAAATGAGTTTTGAAGAAAAATTTGACCCACGCAGGGCAGGAAAAATAACAGGGTCACAAGTTCATTTATTGTTTCCAAAAAGAGAAAACAAAGCAAGTCAATTGACATATGCAAAACATCTTGCAAATGAATTGTATTTTGGTGAAATTAAATCACCTGAAACTTGGCAAATGGCACACGGCAATGATGGTGAACGATTGGCACATAATTATTTCACAGAATTTTTTGATTTTAATGTACAAGAAAAACCTGCATTCTTTGAAAAAGGTATTTTTGGTGGAACACCTGATGCCATTTCAACAACTTATGGGATTGATTACAAATGCCCAACATCACTTGAAAAATGGCTTGATTATTTACACGATGGAATAAGTCATCAACAATATCATCAATGTCAAATGTATATGTGGCTGACTGAGTTAAAACATTGGAAGATATGTGCATTTTTGGTTGAGACAACATATATGGAAAATGACAATAAATCCTATGACATACCATATGACAAACGAATGATTTTGATAAATGTTGAATTTGATGAAAATTGGGCAAATGAATTGGAAGAAAAGGCAAAATTCATCATTGAACAAAGAGACATCTATTTTGAAAACCTTAAAAATCAATTCAAATGAGAGGAGTCAAAGACACAAGCAAATATGCTGAAAGGTTGAAGTTTGCACAAGACCATAAAGAGGCAGAACAAGAACAACTTGATGCTTGGAAAAATTACAACTGGCAAAGGACACGGTTAAATCTTGACAACCCAACACAAGAAGATTATCAAATCATAGCACAAGCACTTTCAGATTGGGATTTAAAAACAAAAAAGTGTGATGAAGCAAAAAACAATTTAAACCAATATAAAAATTTAAACTATTATGGAGAACAAAATGTATTCATTTAGTATCTGTGTTGACAACATACCTGATACGCACAAAGCCATTGGAAAAGATGGGAAAATTTATCTTAACAACTTAATTCTTGCCAATAAAAAAGAGGTTGACAAGTTTGGCAAAGATGTGACAATTTTCGCATCACAGACAAAAGAAGACCGTGAAGCAAACAAGCCAAAAAGTTATTGTGGAAGTGGTAAAACAATCAAGTGATGAAAATATACATAAACACTTTCATTCAATTTCTTTTAAAGAAATACGAATTGAACCTTGAAACCGAAATGGAAGAATTCAAACAACTACACAGGTACGAATTTCTGAACCAAAAGGAAAAAGTTGAATATGTTTTGAACCACATTTCAGAAGTCTCAAATGTTGACCCATTATTAATCAAATCAAGAAGTCGCATTCGTGAAATTGTTGAATGGAGACATATTGCCCGGTACATCTGCCATAAAAATGAATATGGCACATTGCGATTCATTGGGTTGGAATTAGGTGGACACGACCATTCAACTGTCATCCATTCGATTAATGTGGTTGAAGATATGTTGAAAATCAACGATAAAACATATTTGGAAAAAATAAATTCAGTTAAACACTTACTTGATGAAAAAAACACTAAGCATATCCATTAATAAGTTGGTGAAATTGATTGATGAAAACAAACCTTGCATTTCCTGTGGCTCATATGAGCCATTGGAGGCAGGGCATTTTAAATCAGTTGGTGCGTTCATTAATATGCAATGGTATATTCACAACATACACGGTCAATGTCACTATTGCAACCAACATTTATCAGGCAATCAAAAGGCATACAGAATCGGTTTGGAACGCAGGTACGGAACAGATTATGTTGAGATGATAGAATCATTCAATGCAAACAATAAAGTTCTTAAATTGACCCAAAAACAAATATCTGAAATGACCAAAAAAATCAATCTTTGGAAAAAAACAATCAAACAAGATGGCAGATTTAAAGATTTATCTGCAACTGATGAAAGACATAAAAATTTAAGAATTATGATTGACAACTGTTTTAAAAACGAGGGCTATTACAAATGACATTTAAAGAATTAGAAACCCAAATCATTGATTGGGCAACCCAAAGAGGATTGGACAAACTTGAATTTCACGAAAAACAATATTTGAAATTCTTGGAAGAAGTCGGTGAGACTTGCAGAGCAATTATAAAGGATGACAAACCTGCAATCATTGATGGCTTTGGAGACATCGCAGTCACAATGATAATTTTAAACCTACAAATTAGGTCAATAAGTGAATTCAAATTTTATGAAGGTCATTCAACCAGTTGGACATTTGGTGATTTGGTCAGAAGGGTTCAACCTGATTTCATCAACCCAATGACAATGGATTGTTTAAACACACTTTGTTATCAACAAGGCTATGAACTTGTAGATTGTTTGAGTTCTGCCTACAATGAAATTAAAAACAGGCAAGGCAAATTGGTCAATGAAACATTTATCAAAAATTAAATTATCAAAAAATGCAAAAAGAAGAAGTTTTGACAAAACAAACAGCAGTAGAATGGCTTGAAAATCAATTAAAATTAAGAGCAAATGATTGGATAGAAGTTAATTTGGCTATAGAACAAGCCAAAGAAATGGAGAAGGAGCAGATTATGAAAACTGCAAGACAATGCCATTTTGAAGGCGTAAGGCAATCTGCAAAAACAAGTCAAGAATATATTGATTATTCAGAACAATACTACAACGAAACATACGGAGGTAAAAATGAACAAGATTAAAATCACAATTGAAGCCTATGGAATTAAACATTCAGTTGAATTGGATGATGATGCAACAAGCCACGAAATTATGCGTATACTGGTTCAAATGATGCGTTCAATGACTTATTCAGACAAATCAATTTTGGAATCATTGGAAAATGAAATTGAAAAGTTGGGAGGTTCAGATGATAACTAACTTTGAAAACATAACAGAAGAATTGACAGAAGATGAAATGCATTTTCTTCCATCAATGATTGCAGGTTTCAAACTGCGTACAATTAACAATCCAATTACAGGTAAAGAAATATGTAAGTCAATCAAAGAAAACACTGGCATCAAATTAACTGAACCAAGATTGCGTAAATTTGTCAATCATATCAGGTCAAATTCAATTCTGCCATTGATTGCAACAAGTCGTGGGTATTACTGCTCATATGATGTCAATGAAATCAAAGAACAGATTCATTCATTAGACCAAAGAGCCAATGCAATCCACCAAGCCAAGAAAGGATTGTTGAAATTTCTTGAAATCAACTGATAAATTATTGTTTAATTTGTAATGGTTTCGCAACCAAATGATGAAAAATAAGAAAATAAAATACTGCCAACTGATTGGGAATTGGGTCTTCATCAACCCTTGCGAAATTCTTGATTGGTTGGCTTTCATATTTTATGGCTACAGGTAAAAAAAGTTTTGTGTTGTATTCAGACTTGATACACACAATTGAAAAAATGCCATCTGACAAAGCAGGTGATTTATTCAAGCATATTTTGAGATATGTCAATGACCAAAATCCAATTACTGATGACTTAATTATTGAACTTACATTTGAACCAATTAAACAACAATTGAAAAGAGATTTGGAAAAATGGAACAATGAAATTAAACCAAAAAGGTCAGAATCAGGAAGATTGGGAGGCATCAAAAGTGGTGAAGCAAGGCGAAGCAAAATGAAGCAAAATGAAGCAAATGCTTCAAATGTGAAGCAAACTGAAGCAAACGAAGGTGTTAATGTTAATGTTAATGTAAATGATATAATATATACATTTGATGACTTTTGGAATTTATATGGTAAAAAAGTTGATACAAAAAAGTGCAAAGACAAGTTTGAAAAATTAAGTGATAAAGAATTGGAACAAATCAAATCAACATTACCTGACTATATTGCAAGTACACCTGATGTTCAATTTAGAAAAAACCCATTGACATATTTGAATGGAAAGTGTTGGATGGATGAGATTAAAAAAGAAATAAAACTTGATTGGAAGGGAGACCCAATATTATGAAAAATTTATTAGTATCGTTTTCAGGTGGTGAAACATCTGCATTTATGGCTCAATGGTTAAATAATCATTACAAAGAATTTGGATATGAAAATATAGTTTTTGTATTTGCAAATACAGGATTGGAAAATGAACAAACACTTGAATTTGTTGAAAAATGTGACAAACATTTTAATTTAAAAATTCAATGGATTGAGGCAGATATTATTCACAAATACAGAAAAGGAACAAATTTTTATAAAACTGATTTTATAAATGCAAGTAGAAATGGAGAACCATTTGAAGAATTTATAAAAAAATACGGGATACCAAATCAGTCAAATCCACAATGTACAAAAGAATTAAAAGGTATACCAATTAGTAAATTTGGTAAACAATGGTTTAATTGTGAAAAATATAATACTGCTATTGGCATAAGAATGGATGAAGCGGATAGAATAAATCCAAAATCAAGGGAAAATGGATATATCTATCCTTTAATTAATAATAAAATGATACCAAGCAATAAACCAATGATTAATTTATATTGGAAAAAAATGCCATTCAGATTGGAATTAAAAGGATATCAAGGTAATTGTCAAACTTGTTGGAAAAAATCATATAATAAGTTGAATCAAATAGCAAAAGAAAATCCATCTGCTTTTGATTTTATGATTAGAATGGAAAAGGAATATGGTAATTTTTTCCCACAACAAAGAATTCAAAAATTTATTAATGAAGGCAAAGAAATACCTAAAAATATAACATTTTTTAGAGATAATAAATCAGGAATTGATATACTTGAAAATTCAAAAAAATTCAATGGTAAAATAATAAATGATGCTGATGTTTATACTTGGCAATTGGATTTGCTTGGTGGTGATAGTTGTGAAATTTGGTCTGAATGCTCAAATGATTAAAATATGAAAATAGTTGAAGTAAATACAATAATGGATAACATATTCCATTTGCATAAGAATGGACAATATCCCGGTATCAAAACAGGTTGGTTGTCATTAGATGAATTTTATTCAGTCAGAAGGGGAAACACAACCATCATCACAGGTTATCCAACATCAGGTAAAACTACATTTTATTTAAATCTGCTTGTAAACCTAACTTTAAATTATAATTGGAGACATTGCATATATTCACCTGAAACAGGAACGGCATCAGAAATATATGCCGAATTAATTTTTATGATAACAGGAAAGTCATTTAATAAAACTTATGCTAATTACATAACAGAAAAAGAATTGTATAATATATTGCCAATGGTTCAAGATTTCTTTAAGGTTATTGAACCTGAAGATAAAGACAATACACTTGATAATTTCTATTCAGAGGTTGATTATGCAGTCAAGACTTTCAACATCAATACATTTGGAATAGACAACTGGAATGATATTGAACATAATATGCTATCAAAGGGCAGTATTTCAGAATATTTAAAACACGAATTGCCACGATTTAACAGATTTGCAAAGTCAAGGGATGTTCACGGATTTAATTTGGTTCATCCACGCAATCCCGACCCAATCAAACAAGGTGAGCAATTGCAACCACCAAGACCTGACCAAATAGAAGGTGGTTCACTTTGGTATGCAAAAGCCCAATCATTGATTGTTGTGCATCGCAACTGGGATGACCCATCAAATTTCAATACCTTGATAAAAGTTGAAAAAGCCAAACCAAAGATTGTCGGCAAAAAAGGTTCATCCATTTTAACTTATTATGGGGCATTTGGAACATTCAAAGACAATGAAAAATTATATAAACATTTAGAAGAAAAACCATTTTAATGACACCACAAGAACTTATTGAACAAGCAGAAAGGCAATCCAAATTTGATTTGGTATTGGAAGCAATGGAAGAAATTCAATTGAACCAAAAGAACAAAAAAGTTGACCGTGTTAATGCCATATTCATCCTTGAATCAATTTTGAATGAATGGGAAGAGCAAATACCCACAATAACAAATGATGCTCGCAAATCAAAGTTAAAAGAGAAATTGAGGCAATTATATTACATACACGATACTTGGAGTGAAATATTAACGGCAGAGGTTTATGCAAGACAAAAGTCAAAACTGCTTGAAAACAAATGCAACAAGTTAGAAAAGGAAAACTATGAATTGAAATTGTTGGTTGATAAGTTGTCAAAACAAATTGAATTTAACGAATAACAAATATTTATATTTGAAAGTGGATGTTCGTGAACAGATAATTAAGAAAATCACAACTGATGCAAATTTTTTAACGATTTGTAAGAAGGTCAACCCATCTAATTTTCAAGACATTTATCAGGAAGGTTGTATTCACATTTTGGAAACTGACATATCAAAATTGCCAACCATTGAAACATTGAATTTCTATTGGTACAGATTGATTTTTCAAATGTCATCCAAGACTGGGCAGTTTAGAAAAAAGTATGTTCAAACACAAGAATTGACGCAAAAACATTTGTTGGATAAACACCAACCAAATAATGAACACACGAATGAAATAAAGATAAGAGAGGCAGAGAAATGGATGTTGTCATTGAGTGAATTTGAAAATCGTGTTGTGCGTTTATATATTGAATATGGTGATATGAAGAAAGTTCAAAGAGCAACAGGAATCAGTTATTCAGCATTGCGTTCAGTAAAAGAAAAAATAAAAAATAAGAAATGAAAATATTGGTTGTTGTTCCATCTTATCCACGAATTAGTGGTGTTGATTATCACCGATTAGTTGTGCCACACAATTACATTGCAAAGAATTTTGAATGCACAATTGATATGGTCACAGAAATTGACTCATCAAAAGAAGAATTTTTAAAAGAATATGATTTGATTGTTGCCAATAGATTCATTTCAAAGACATTGAACACAGAACAATTGATTTCAAAATTAAAAGATACAAATGTGCCATATGTTTTGGATTTAGATGATGACTATCAATTGCCATCAAGTCATATTTTGTATGAGCAAACCAAGAAAAAGCATCCATATCACATCAAATTGGGTGGATATCACGCAACTGCCATCACCTGTACACATTCAGAAATGAAAAAAATGATTCATTCAGAATTACTAAATGAAAACGCATATGTCATTCCAAATGGAATTAATCCAAATGAACAATTTGAAGTCAAACAATTTGGATTTGATATGCCCACATTTGGGTGGAGTGGTTCAATTACGCATTTTGATGACTTAATGTTGACCGTTGATTCATTGTATTCATTGTATAAATCAGATTATAAAAACAAGATGCGAATGGTTTATGGTGGATACGATGGAAACAATGAAACAAGTAAAGCAATGGCAGGTATTTTAAGTGCAAAAGGAACGGCATTGCCTGACCATTTCTTTCTTTTTCCTGCAACTGATGTTTACAACTATGCTAATTTTTATGACAGAATCAATATTGCATTAATACCTTTGAGGGACAACCGATTCAATTCAATGAAATCCAATCTTAAATTGCTTGAAGCAGGATTCAAAAAGAAGGCAGCAATCGTTTCAGGTGTTCAACCTTATACACCATTGTTGAATGATGGTGTGAATTGCTTAATTGCACATACAAAAAAGGACTGGTACAAGCATATGACTTATTTGATTGATAATCCACACAGGATTGAAGAATTGGCAGAACAATTGCACAATGATGTTCAGCAATTTCACATTAAAGAGGTTGCAACAAAACGATTTGAAGTTTATAAAAAAATAGTAAAATGATATTAGGAATTGCATTTTTGTGGGTGAGTTTTTTTTCACTCAATCAGATACCAAGTTGGTTGGATTTTAAGCCATTTAATTGTGTGGTGTGTTTATCTTTTTGGACTTGTATGATTGCATACATCATTCAATACTATTGTGAACCATTGAGACCGATTATTGAAGCATTGGCAATTGGTGGATTTGGTTCATATCTGTCAATAATTATCAAACGATTAATGTTTAAACTATGACACCACAAGAAAAAGCAGAAGAATTATACCAAAAATTCTATAATAATTATGGGTATTACGGAATGCCAGCAGATGCAATAATACATAGTAAACAATGTGCTTTAATTGCAGTTGATGAAATAATTGAAAGCAGAGAAGAAGATGGACATTTTGATGATAAATTATTATATACTGGTAGTGACTATTTTACTGTTCACCCTATGTATTTAACTTATTGGTTACAAGTAAAAGAAGAAATTGAAAAACTATGATGACATATCAACAAATTTACGAATCACTATTTGAAGATACAGGTGACAGATTCACACTTTACAAGGTTATGGATGTATTCAAAAACGAATCGGATTGGGTTGGCTCACCATTTCAATTGATGAAAATCAAGGAATTGGTTGCAGACATAACAGGCATCCGACCCGGCAATTGTTCAGGTTGCAATCTTGATGCATTGAAAAATTTTATGTATTGGATTGAAAGGTACGAATTGCAAGTTAAGACAGAGCATCCAAAGAAAGGAAGACCAAAGAAGGTATGAGTTTGATTGCAATGGCAGTTTATGACACGGAAGAAAACGAAAGAACTGCATATACCAAAGAAACTTTAAATTGTTTATGGGAAACAGTTGATTTGAATCAGCATCAAGTTGTGGTAATTGATAACAATTCCTGTCAAGAAACAAAAGAGGTATTGAAAAAACACAATCAATTCACCATTATCACATTGTCTGAAAATGTTGGAACGGCAAAAGCAATAAATCGTGGTTGGAAATTAAGACAAGGCAATGAGCATCTGATTAAAATGGACAATGATGTTGTCATCAATTATTCAAACTGGGTGGATGAAATGGAAGAATATTTGGAGGCAGACCCATCAATTGGCATTCTTGGTTTGAAAAGAAAGGACTTGATGGAAAACCCACACAGGAATGACCAATGGAAGACATCATTGAGAATGTTGCCACATAAAAATGGCGAATCTTGGAAAATAGTAGAAGATGCTGAGCATATTATAGGCACTTGTCAGATGTACAACAAGACATTAATCAAAAAAATTGGTGGATTGATACAACCAAGCATATACGGATTTGATGACACACTTTCTGCAGTCAGATGTAAATTGGCAGGATTTAAGAATTCATTCATTTCACACATTGACATTGACCATATAGACACCAAAGAAAACCAGTATTGGCAAGAAAAAAAATTATTGGCACAAAATGATATGGCTGAGTTTAATCGTATGAAGGATGACTTAATAAATGGCAAATTAAGTATTTATAATGAGTTGTAAAGTTATTACTGTAGTTGATGAAAGGTCAAGGGCATTTCAAATTGAAAGGTCATTGAATCATTTTGGATGGGATTTTGAAATTATCAGAGCAGATTGGCGTGGATTTGGTACAAAGTTGAACCAAGTGAAAGAATATTTGGTTAATAGTGATGTTGAAGAATTCATTTTTTTGGATGGATATGATACATTTTGCCTGAATAGTTATGACAACATCAAACATCACTTTGAGGGAAAGAATTCATTGGTATCAACTGAGGTGAATTGTTGGCCGGATGCAGAAAGAAACAAGTATTTTTTGCACAATGATGAAGAATACAGATGGAAATTCCCTAATTCAGGCACATATTATATGAAAAGTTGGTTGTTTTTAGAATTGATGAACCTATCCAACACACCAAATGATTGTGATGACCAACGCATAATTACTGATTGGGTATTGAATCACAATTTGAATTTAGACAGAAACCGTGATGTGTTTCAAACCTTGTGTGGCATATTACCAACTGATTACAGAATTGAAGAATCAAAGGTCATAACAGAATTAAACACAACACCTTGTTTCATTCACGGCAATGGAAAAGCATATATGGATGAATTTTATAATTTAATATGATGATAAATTGGGAAAATACAAAAGAGTGGAATCAACGAATTGCAGATGAGTTCACACAAAAGACAAATTCAATACCTGAATTGAAACAATTGAGGGATTATGTTGAGGCACACGCATTTGGGTTTGGTGAAAGGGCATTCTATTGGATGTGGAAACTTATTGTTGATGAGATGCCACAATCATTCACATTTCTTGAAATAGGTGTTTTTAGAGGGCAAACACTTGCATTGATTAAACTATTGGCAAAACTATCAGGCAAGAAGGTCAAAGTATATGGCATCACTCCTTTGGATTCAACTGATGGTCATTGGGAATCAAACTATAAACAAGACATAATTGATTTGCATAAATTATTTGAACTGCCAAAGCCAAACATATACAAAGGACTATCAACAGATGAAAAAATCATTGAACAGGTATGTGATAAAAAGTTTGATTTGGTGTACATAGATGGTGGACATTCATTTGATGTCGCATATAGCGACCTTTTAAACTATGGAAAAATCGCAGACAAGTATTTGATTGTTGATGATTGTGCAAATGACCTTAATATGCCTTTTGGATTTTTTCAAGGTATCCAATCAGTCACCGATGCAGTAAATAAATACATCCCCAATACTGATTTAAAATTTCAATTTAATGTAATTCACAATAAAGTATTCAAAGTATGAAAAGAGGAAGACCAAAAAACATTGAAACACCTGAAATAATGGAACAACTATTCAATGACTATATTGAACAAACAAAATCAAATCCAATTTTGAAACATACCTTTGTTGGAAAAGATGGCAAATCTGTCTATGAGAAAAGAGAAAGGGCATTGACAATGGAAGGATTTGAAATTTTCTGCTATGACAATGGACACATCAATGATTTGGGTGATTATTTTTCAAATAAAGGGCAAAGATATTCAGATTTTGCCACCATCTGTACACACATAAGAAGAAGAATCAAGGAAGACCAAATTCAAGGTGGGTTGGCAGGAGTCTACAATACAAGCATCACACAACGATTGAATGGCTTGACTGAGAAATCAGAAATGATTGTCAAAGAACAACCACTTTTTGGTGATGTGAAAACAGATTCCAAAGAATAAAATGTTCCACATAAAGGAATCCAATAAAATTGCGATACCACACGATGGGCAAATCGCATTTTGATTTCCAAAAATATGTTCAAATACACAACGGCAATTGACAAAATCAGGTTATTGACTGCAAGAAAGAAGGTCATTCAAGGTGGCACATCTGCAGGAAAGACTTTCGGCATCATCCCGGTGTTGATTGATATGGCTATTAAAAAACCCAATCTTGAAATTTCAATTGTATCTGAGACCGTTCCCCATTTGCGTAGAGGGGCAATGAAGGATTTCTTGAAAATAATGAATTGGACAAATCGGTATTTTGAACAGAATTGGAACAGGTCATTGTTGACTTATAAATTCACAAATGGGTCATACATTGAATTTTTTAGTGCTGAACAAGAATCAAAATTGCGTGGTGCAAGAAGAAATGTGTTGTACATAAATGAGGCTAACAACATCAGTTTTGAGGCATACTATCAACTGGCAATCAGAACAAGTGATGACATCTTTATTGACTTTAATCCAACAACTGAATTTTGGGGTCACACGGAAGTGCTGAGAGAGGCAGATTCACAACATCTGATATTAACCTACAAAGACAATGAGGCATTGCCACAGACAATCATTAACGACATTGAATCAGCAAAAGAGAAAGCAAAGACATCAAAATATTGGGAAAACTGGTGGAAGGTGTATGGATTAGGTCAAATTGGTTCATTGCAAGGTGTTGTCATTGACAATTGGAGACAAGTTGATGCCATACCATCAGATGCAAAATTGGTTGCGTACTCAATGGACTTTGGATTCACAAATGACCCAACCACTTTGATTGGTGTGTGGAAACAGGATGGCAAATTGTGGATTGATGAATTATTGTATCAAACCAATATGACCAACAATGACATTGGAAACTTTTTGAAGTCAATTAACTTTGGCAGAAATGAATTGATATGTGATAGTGCAGAACCAAAATCAATTGAGGAGTTAAGGAGGCAAGGATTCAATGTTCATCCTGCACAAAAAGGTGCTGATTCAGTCAAGATTGGAATTGACATTTTGAAAAGATATGATTTGAACATCACCAAGACATCAACCAATTTAATCAAAGAATTGAGAGCATACCAATGGGAAACTGACCGTGATGGTAAACTAACTGGAAAACCCATTGACACAATGAACCATTGCATTGACCCGATGAGGTATGTGGCATTAAACAAGTTAAACAACCGACCAAGTGGTAAGTATTCAACAATAACAATTTAAACCAAAATTTATATTTATACATATGATAAAGGCATTCACAGACCTAACAATCAAACAATATTTGCAATGCAAAATCATCTCAGAAAGTGAGAGTGACCCAATTATTCGCAAGTGCAAATTCTTGGCTGAGGCAACCAACAGAACATTGGATGAGGTTGAATCATTGCCATTGAATGACCTTTATTCACAACTTGGTGAAATCACGAATTTGGAGTCAATTCCAAAGGATGGAAAGATAAAATTGAAATTCAAAGTTGGTGGCAGGAAATTTATGGTGAAGTGGAGAGAACAAGATATTAGTGCTGAGCAGTATATTGATGTTTCATACTTTACCAAAGACCCAAATAAGATTGACCAAAACATTCACAACATCCTTGCATCATTGTGTGTTGAAAAAAAGTGGTTCAAATATTTACCTTATGATGGAACAAATCACAAACAAAGGGCAGACCTATTTTTCAATGAATTAAAAATAAAGGATGCATACCCAGTGATGGTTTTTTTTTGCAAATACTACAGTCAATTAACCAAAAATATTCAATCCTTTTTGGTGGAACAAGCGGAGGAGTTGGTGGACAAGTTACATATTCCTTCAGAGAAAAGTGGGGATGGATTGCAAACATAAATGATATGTGCAACAACGACAGAACTAAATGGGATTATTTTTTCAATATGAATGTGATTGAGTTTTTGAATACTGTTTCATTTTATATTGACAAATCGGAATCTGATAGAGAAATTGAAAGGGAAAGGAATGTCTAAAGCAAGTGAAATTGGCAAAAAGTTTGGGGAGTCAATTGATAACTTTACAACGGCAAGTAAAAATACCATTGAATCGGTGTTGATGACATTTGCAAATGATTCAATTGCTATAATGAAGAAAAGAATTCAACAGAAGGCAAGAACAAAAGGTGCATCAACTTTGGCAGAATCAATGGTTTCTGAACCATATGACAATGCTGATGGTATTGGTGTGAATGTGATTTCAAATGCAAAGTATTGGAGATATGTCAACGATGGTGTGAAAGGTGTTAAGAACAAAGGCAAAGCACCTAATTCAAAATTCTCATTTAAGAATCTATACACACCACCTGCAATGATTAAATCATTCAAAGATTACATTGCACGAACTGGAAAAAAGACTGCAATGATTGGTGGAAAAAGGAAAAGCCTATACAAGACCAATAAGCAGACAAAACAGAAAACGGCAAAATTGGATTTGATTGAAAAGGCAGCAAAGTCAATGGCAGTTGGAACAAAAATCGGTGGTATTGCTCCAATGCAATTCAAAGAAAAAGCAGATACAACACAACGCAGAAATAAATTGAAGAGGGATTTGGCTGAGGCAATGGGTGCAGCATACAAATTCAATGTGATTAAAAACTTTAAAAATATATAAATGGCTATACACATAAATACAACACCTGAAGATTGGCAGAACGCATACAATGAACTTGTGTTTGATGTTTCATCCACAAATGCGACACAACCAAATTTTCAATTTCTTGCAGATATCAACATAGTTGGACAAACCAACCCTGTTTCAAGACTATTATTGCCAAAACAACCATCAGTCAACACCATAAAATTTGACATTGGTGAGGTTATTCGCAATTATGTGAGTTATGATTTTAATGCATTTGATGTATCAGGCATTCAATCGTGTAATAATTCAAGGGCAGAATACTATGTGCAGTTTGGAGAAGTTTATGATGTAAGTGGAACACCAACGATTCATTCAAATTTGGAATCATTTGGTTCATCAGGCACACCTAAAAAGTCAAGCAATGCAATCTTTGATTTTTTAGATTGGTCAAAAACTGCCTATATAAGTTTAGATATTGACTTTAATACCTATGCTTCATCCAGAACATTGAACCAACAAACATTTATGGAAAAGTTGAGGAGGGATGAACAAAAATTCATCACCTTTTTTGACCCATCAGGTGTTATGACATACATTAGAATTTCGGTATTAAATAAAAACCAAGAAGCAATAATACAATCAACTGCAGGTTATACACCAATCAATGGTATTGTATCAGTAAACATAGCAAAAGCAGGAAATCCATCAGGATATTATGAAGAAGTTTACACAACGGCATTTAATAATTCACAAGCATTTTATTATTCAGTTGAAGGATTAAATTCTTCAGAAGACCTATTGTTTCAAACACTATATTTAATTGACACATCTTGCACAAAATACGATTCTGTGAGGTTGCATTGGTTGAACAATCTTGGTGCATTTGATTCATTCACTTTTTTGAAGGTAAGCAGAGACAAAACCAATGTGGAACGCAAACAATTCAAGAAATTCCAACCACTTGAATATGCAAAAACATTCAGAGCAAAAACCAACTACTACACAAAGGCAAGTGATTCAATTACCATAAATTCGGACTATTTGAGTGATGCAGAATACGATGGTATGAAGCAACTTATTGAGTCACCAATTGTGATGATGGAGGTTAATCCATATAATTATGTGCCAGTCAACATAATTGATACAAATTATGAGTTCAAAAAATATGTCAATGACAGAAGAATGAGCAATATTGAATTGACTATTGAATATACCTTTGATAATTTCAGACAATCGTTATGATAACAGAATTAAAAATATATTCGTTTGATGCAAGTGGATTTGTTTCGCAATCGTATAATGTGGATTTGTTTGAATCCATTTCAATACCTGTGACCAAATCAATTGTTGACATCAAAGAACCTGACCAACGCAAGTCAGATTTCACCAAGACCATCACGATACCGGGAACGGCAAACAACAATCAACTTTTTTCAAGCATTTTCAACCTTGACAGGGCAACAATAAATTCAACACGATACAACTATCAACCTGATTTCAACCCTAATTTAAAAGTTGAAGCAATATTGTTTAGAAATTCAATACCACAGATTCAAGGTTATATGCAATTGACTGGCATCAGAATCAATGATGGTGCAATTGAATACGATTGTGTAATCATTGGGAAGTTTGCTAATATGTTTCAAGATTTGGGTGACTTGAAATTGACTGATTTGGATTTGTCTGAATACAATCACACTTGGAACAGAACAAACATTGTCAACAGTTGGAATACATCTATCATTAAGAATGGCACAACCTATGTGAATTTCAGTTCAGGCAATCCAAATGGAAGTGGTTATGTTTACCCATTGATTGACCGAAACAATTCACTTGCATTACAAGAAATAGTTTATCCTTTGCAAACTGCAATGTATCCTGCAGTTTATATTAAACAGGTAGTTGATTCAATTTTTGCACAATCAGGATATCGTTATACATCAAATTTTTTTAATAGTCAAAGATTCAAGAATTTAATTGTTCCGTTTTGTGGTGGTGAATTTAGGATGACTGAAAATTTGGTTGAAGACAGAACATTCTTAATGACCACATCATCAAATTTAACTTACACAAGTTCAACAGGAAGACAATCGCAGACATTCAAAATTGGATTCAATGTCAACAACAATGACACATCACCAACTGGTGTTGACACAACCAATCATCAATATCTTTTTCCAAGTGGATTGAACGGCAACTACAGATTTGCAATTAATGGTGGAATAAATATCACAGGCACAGGGACAGGTCAGATAAGAATTGTATTTAATATTATTCAAGAATACAATTCAAATAAAGGTATTTTAGGCAGTACAACTTTATACTTGTCAAGTGGTCAAAGTTCACAAGTTTACATTGAATCAAAACTTGAAGACATAATTCAAGGGTCAAAAATTTATTGCCAAATGTATTATGTCTCATCTGCAGGTATTACAAATCAATTCAATGTGGTTGTTCAAAGTGGATTTAGTATTTTTTCAAATCCTGAACCATTGTATCAAGAAGGACAATTAATTGATATTGCTGCATCATTGCCAAATAAAGTTAAACAAGCAGATTTTTTGAAGTACTTAATAAAGGCTTTCAATTTATATGTTGAAGTTGACCAAATTGATAAAAAGAAATTTATCATTGAACCAAGAGATGAATTTTACACCAATGACATAGTTGATTTTACACCTTATTTAGATGTATCAAAAGACATCCAAATTTCACCAATGGGTTTGCTTGATTTCAAGACATTTGAAATGAAGTACACACAAGATGAAGATGAATTCAATAAACGATATCAAGATGTTTATCGTGAACCATTCAGCACACAACGATTCAATATCATTAATGATTTCATCAAGGAAACCAAGACAATTGAAATTGGTTTTTCACCATCACCATTGAGTGATTCACCAACTTTAAGCGACAGAATTTACACTAAAATAAGACCGCAAGACCCATCAACAGGAAATAGTGAATTGCCTGTGTATAACATACGAATTTTGCAATATGGTGGATTGGAATCAACTGCATCAAGTTGGGCAATTCAAGATGTGAGTGGTTTGACTTATTACAATTCTTTTCCTTATGCAGGTATGTTGGATGATGTGAACGCACCAACATTTTCACTTGAATGCACAACGGCAAAGGCATATTTTTATGGTACAAAACCTGCAATCACAACTGCGAATTTGTACAATTCATACTGGTTAAAAACCATTAATGAAATCACAGACAAGGATTCAAAATTGGTAACTGCATATTTTCACTTGACACCTTTGCAAATGTCAAATTTGTCATTTAGAAAGTACTATAAAATAGACAATCAATACTACCGATTGAACAAAGTTGACTATGATTTGAATTCAACTGACCCAATTCAAATTGAATTCTTGAAATTAAAGGTTGCACCTGCATTTGTAAGTCAATCAACAACAACAAATGGTGGACAAGCGACATTCACTCCTGAATTACCGGGTTTGCCTCAGTTTGATTTGCCTATGTTAATGAAAAAAAACAACAATGAATTCTTATCAGATAGAGAATCTATATATACAGACATTGAATTGACAACAGATACAAGTGTGTTTGTTGATTACACACAAAAAATATGGTTGATTAATCAGCAATCAAATGTGTTTTTGCCTGATGCATATGAATTAAAAAAGAAAACAGGATATCCATTCATAATTCTTCACAACGCATTTGGAAGAAACATCGATGTTTATTCAATAAATTCAAGTCAGACAATAAGTGGTTCATCATCATTTACTTTAAAGGCAAAACATACTGCTTGGTTTGTTCAGAATCAAGGAAATTGGGACATAATATTAAACAATAATACAAACGGATAATGGCAGAAGAAGGTATAGTAATTGGCGTAAAAGTCAAAGACAACGAAGCAAAAAATTCAGTTAAATCACTCAGAACTGAATTAGGACAATTGACAAATGAACTTGCAAATTTAGAACCGGGAAGTGAGGCATTCATAACTGCTGCAAAACGAGCAGGTCAATTGCGTGACCAAATGGATGATGCAAAGAATGCAGTTAATGCATTTAATCCTGAGGCTAAATTCCAAGCATTTGCAAGTGCAATTGGAGGTGTTGCAAATGGATTTTCTGTGGTGCAAGGTGCAATGCAATTATTTGGTGCAGAAAACAAGCGAATTGAAGAAATGATGGCAAAGACACAGGCAGCAATTGCCATTGCCACAGGTTTGAATGGATTGTTGGGTATGGGTGATTCAATCAAATTGCTTGGTTCACAAATCAGAAATGCAATCCCTATTTTGAGACAATTCTCAGCAGCAGCAGTTGGGGCATTCACACTTGGTATTGGAACGGCAATCATTCTTGTCATCAGTTATTGGGAAGACTTAAAATCATTAATTACTGGCACAACTGAACAAGTAAAACTAAGCACCAAAGAAATTCAAGAATCAGTTCAGAAAGGTCACGATGAATTTAAAAAAGCGGCAAATGATAGGATATCAATAAAAGAAAGGGAAGCAAAAGTCAATTTGAAAGGTGCTGAACTTGACAAAGAATTGGCAAGGCTTTCAATGGAACGCAAAATTAGTGAGGCAATTGCAAGTGGTAAATTAGCAGAGCAAAAAGTATTGATTGAAAAGGAATACCAAAAAGACCTAAAAGACATTGAAAAAAAATATGCTGATGAGAGAAATGAAAAGGAGAAAAAAGACAAGGAAGAAAGGCAGAAAAAATACAATGAGCAATTTAAAGATGATGCTGAATACTATGCTAAATTGAGCAAAAAAGATGAAGATGAAGCAAAGAAGGAAGTAAAAAGAAAAGAGTCATTGAGGCAATCAGATGAAGATGAACGATTGTATAAAATTGATACCGCAAAATCTATTTTTGAGGATGTCACATCAACTGAACAACAAAAAAATGATGCACTTGCAGAACTCAGAAAATTGGATTATGAAAATTTAGACCAATGGACAAAGGCAGAAATTGAACTTGACAAGAAAAAAATGGAAAATAAACTTGCAATGTTGGATGCCGTTGCAAGTGGATTGAATACATTCTCACAATTGGCAGGAAAAGACACAGAAGAAGGGAAAGCACTTGCCATTGCATCATCATTAATTTCAACATATACTGCAATTTCAAAACAATTGATGGCATTTGCAGGTGTTCCTGTTCCTGGTTATGCGATAGCACAAGCAATTGCAACTGGACTTGTTGGATTCGCACAAGTGAAATCAATTATGGATGTAAAAGTCCCAAGCAAAGGTGGAGGTGGTGGTGCATCACAATCATTTTCAAGACCTGCAATGCCTCCGATGGTTAGACCAACATCAAATATGGTTTCAATTGGCAATGAATCAATCAAGACACAATCAAATGGCATTGACCAAAAGGTGTATGTGGTTGAATCTGACATCACCAACACCCAAAACAAAGTCAAATCAATTGAAAGTAAGGCAACAATCGGTTAAAATTATATTTAAAGTTATGGAAAAATTACCCATTTATAGATTTGTAGTTGAAGAAAACGATGAAGCAGAAGTGACTGCGGTGGCATTGGTAGATGACCCAGCAATTGAGTTGAATTGGATTGCATTCAAAACACAATTTGAAACATACAATGACTATCCAAAAGCAGCATCAGAGAATGCAAAAAGGTCAATTGAATTGCGTGACAAATACAACCTTGATTGTGGAACACAAGTTGGTTGGACAAGAGCAAACCAATTGGCAAATGGTGAAAACATAAGCCGTGAAACTATTGCAAGAATGTCAGCATTTGAAAGGCACAGAGAGAATTCAAAAGGTGACCCAAAGGAAGATTGTGGTGCGTTGATGTGGTTGGCTTGGGGTGGTGATGAAGGCATAGAATGGGCAAGTAAAAAGTTGCAACAAATTGATTTGGCATCAGAAAAAATATCATTTGATTTTGATGACACATTAACTACACAAAGGGGATATGATATGGCAAAGAAACTTGTTGAAAGTGGTGCAAATGTTTACATAATTAGTGCAAGAAAAGACACATCTGAGATGATGAAGGTTGCTGATGAATTAAGGATTCCATCAAGTAAAGTTTTTGCCACAGGTTCAAACAATGCAAAAGTTGAAAAAATCAAATCATTGGGCATTACTTGTCATTATGATAACAATGCAAATGTCATCAAGAAATTGGAAGGCATAGGTGTAAAATTTGTAATTGAACCAAAGGACAATGAGAGCGAATCTGAATTTATGTCAAGATGTATTTCAACTGAAATGGATAATGGATATGAACAAGACCAAGCCATTGCTATATGCTCATCAAAATGGGGTGGATTTAGAAAATTTGGTTTCAAGGCAGACAAAGAAAAACGCATCATCAGTGGTGCATTAATGGTGGCAGATTTGCCAATTTATAGAAGGGATTCAAATGGCTTTGAATATTATGGTTTGTTTACTGCACAAGACATTTATAATATCAGAAATAAGTTTTTCAAAAAGGGATATATTAATGAAGTGAATAAAATGCACAACCCAAATGAATTTGTTGATGGTGTGTATATGATTGAATCATTCATTATTGATTCAAAGAGAGGCATCAACGCACCTGATGGGTTGCAATTACCTGATGGCAGTTGGTTTGGGTCTTATAAAGTGGACAATGAAGATGTGTGGAACAATTTCATCAAGACTGGTGAGTTCAAAGGCTTTTCAGTTGAAGGTGATTTTAGAATTGAAAAATTAGGTGACAAGCCATTGACAACAATTGAACAGATGATTGACATCATCAAGCAGATTGATGACCATAAGGCAAAGCAAAACGCATTGAAAGAATTGAATCAAATGGTGAATACTAATATAAATATTGCTTAAAAAAGCAACGCACAAATAAATCTATATTTAATAACAAAAAATACAATGACTAAGAAAGAAGCATTTGAGAAAATCAAGACATTATTGTTTGGAGAGCAAAAAATGTATGATGCAAAACTTGTTGATGGAACAATCGTTCAATGGGAAGGCGAATTGGCAGAAGGCACGGCAATTATGGTTGTTGCTGAGGATGGCAACACAATACCTGCACCTGATGCTGTTCACGAATTGGTTGATGGTACAAAAATCACAACAGTTGGTGGTTTGATTACTGCGATTGAGAGTAAAAAAATGGAACAAGAAATTGAAGTTGAAAGTGAAATGGCAAATGAATTTGAAAAAATGTTTGCATCACACTTGGAAGCATTCAATTCTTTATTGGAAAAATTCTCAACTATTGAAAACAAGGTTGCAGAATACGAATTGAAGTTCAGCGAAATTTCAAACAACATCAATGACATCACAAAAAACAACACAGAAAAATTCAATGCAATTGTTGAAATCGTTGATGCGATATCTGAACAACCTGCAGGTGAACCTGAACCTGTGAAAAATGTATTATTCAAGAAAAAAGAAACCAAATCGGCATATGATGTTTTTGCATCGTATAATGAGTGGAAGAAAAAATAAATCTAACAATTAAATAAATAAAGAAATGGCATTTTCAATTGGCACATTAAGTGCGTACACCAAAACAAATGAGCAGATGCTCATCATTAAATCATTCTTTGAGCCAAAGACTGCAACATATATGCAGAAATTGACAGGAGTGAAATCATCTATTCAAATCCCATCACTTGATGACACATTGATATGGCAATCAGGTGCTGCTTGTGGATTAACAAATGCATCAGGAGATACCACAATTGCCGCAAGAACATTGACCGTTGGAAGAATCAAGGCTGAAAAATCTTGGTGTGTGAAAGATTTGGAAACCATCTATGCACAGTTATTATTATCACCGGGTTCACAATACGAATCATTACCGGGTAAAATTGACCAAGCATTTATGGAACACATAATGGGCAATCAAGGTGAGCGTGTTGAAACTGCAATTTGGCAGTCTGTGAGTGGTTCAACAAATTGGCAGGATTATTTGAACAAGTTTGATGGTTTGATTAGAATCATTGACCAAGCAACTGGTCCGATTCAAGCAAATGCATCACCTTACATTAGTTCAGTTGTAAGTACATCTATTACAACTGCGAATGTTATTAGTGTAATGCAGGCAACTTACAATGCAATTCCTGTTGCTATCTTGGACAAGGCTGATTTGAGAATTTTCTGTGGTGTTGATACTGCAAGATTGTACCAACAGGCAATGATTAATACAACTGTATTTGGACAGGCAAATTATATGTCGCCTACAGATGCACTTGGTGAATTCGTTTTGCTTGGTACAAATGTGAAAGTTGTTCCAACACCGGGTTTGAATGGCACAAACAAAGTGTATGCAATGAGAACAAGCAATATGTTCTTGGGTGTTGACTTGGAAAATGAAGAAGAAGAATTGAAAGTGTGGTATTCGCAAGATTACGATACTGTGTATATGAGAATGAAATTCAAATTAGGTACACAGATTGGTATCACAACTGAAGTCGTTAAGTTTACAATTTAATCAATCGGGGGAGGAGTAAAATCTTCCCCCATAATTTTATAAAAATATGCCGTGTGCAATTATAAGTGGATATTCACTTGACTGCAAAGAAGCAGTTTCGGGAATCAATAAAATATACATCACAGAATTGTCAAATGTTACGGCAATTACTGAGAATGCGAGTGGTTTTGTAACTGCAATCACCAAGTCTGCAGGAAAGAAATTTTTCACTTTTCAATTAATAAATAGAGGTGCAAATAATTTCACTCAAACAATTCAAGCAGACCCAGCCAATGGTACGGTTGCATATGAGCAATCAATTGTTGCAAACTTTGTTCAATTAAAGTACGAAACTCAATATGTTTTGGATTTATTAATCAAGAACAGATTGATGATTATCGTGGAATCAAAGGATGGCAAATACTGGTTATTTGGAAAATTGAATGGAATGGAAGTGACTGCAGGTTCAGGAAATAGTGGACAAGCAATGAATGATTTCACAGGATATCAATTGACATTTACAGGTATGGAAAAAGCATTTGCAAATGAGGTTTCTTCATCAATCATTACAGGTTTGTTATCATAGTGTTTCATAATTAAGGGAGGAAAGGGGAGACCATTTTGGTTTCCCTTTTTTTTTGACAATTAATTTCCAATTTTATATTTATATGTATGATTAGATTGGAATTTGGTTTGAACGATAATGTGATAATGACATTAAGCGAATATGTCACATTGCCTAATCCTGTTTATTTGCTTGAATTAACGAATCAACAAAGCCTTGATGTCAGTTATTTGGTTATAAGTGATTTTTCATTGCAGAAACAGAGATATAACAAACTGCAAATATTCGTTACAAATGATGAACCAAATCCACAATCATTGGATGGAAATGTTTATTTGACAAACACAGGTTTTTATGATTACATAGTATATGAATGTGTGTTCAATCCAAATTATACACAAGCATCTGAATATGTAAATGTCAAAGGTGACCAACTTGAATCAGGATTGATGTGGCTTGTTCCATCTGCCACATCAAATACACTATACCAACCCGACAATACCGACACAATAATTTATCAAAATGTTTAAAGAATCATTAATATCAATTGGTTTCACCAACGATAAAGTACCATCATTCGTTGAACCAAAATCAAACCAACAAATTCCGTATGTTAAGTATGGAGAAGGAAACAATTATCCTGAATTTTTATTGACATTATTCAATAGGTCAGCGAAGCATAATGCCATCATCACAAGCAAACAATCATATATAAAAGGTCAAGGATTTACCTTTGACCAAATAGGGATGGAAGGTGAACAAATTGCATTGTTGAAATCGTTTGTTGATGCACCAAATGAGTACGAATCATTGACTGATTTAATGTCAAAGACTTGTTTGGACAATGAAATATTTGGTGGCTTTTATCTTAAAGGTGTAAACAACAAGAAAGGTGAATTGAGTGCATTGTATCATATAGATTATTCAAAAGTTAGGTCAAATGTTGACAACACAGAATTCTATTTGAGTGATAATTGGTTGACTGATGATGGTGCTGAAAACACAAATATCAAACCTGATGATGTGAAGCCATTACCATTGTATAATCCAAATGAAAAACAAAGTGAATTTGTGTTTTATTACAAATCATACAGACCGGGTATCAAAACATACACATTGGGTGAATACATTGGTGCAGTCCCTGCCATCATAACTGACTGCGAAATTGCTAATTTCCATCGTGCTGAAATACAAAATTCATTCAAAGGTTCAAAGATGATTGTCTTCAAAAATGGTGTACCATCGGATGAGGAAATGAAGGCAACAGAAAGAAGAATGAAGGCAAAATTTTCACCAACTGACCAAGCAGGAACAATGGTGATTGACTTTGTTGATGACCCATTGCGTACACCTGAAATTTTAGATTTAAGTGCAGGTGATTTTGATAAAAAATATGATGCGTTAAACAAGACCATTCAAGAGGAAATATTTGTTGGACACAAAATAGTGTCACCGATGTTGTTTGGTGTGCGTACAGAAGGACAATTGGGTGGCAGAAATGAAATGATTGATGCGTTCAATTTGTTTCAGAATACTTATGTAAGTCCAAAACAAGAAATTCAAAGAAGAATCTTTGATATTTTCGCACCTGTAAAAGGAAAAATTTTCATCAAACCTGTTGACCCGGTGATGCCATCATTCAGTGAGACAACATTGATGAGTATTTTGACCAAAGATGAAATGAGAGGAATCATTGGAAGAAAACCATTAGACATTAAAGCAAATGTGAACACATCAGTTGTGGATGATTTGAATGCATTGTCTCCATTGGTAGCAAACAAAGTGATTTCAACTTTGACAAATAATGAGGTAAGGGCAATCATCAATAAACCACCAGTTGAAGGAGGTGATGTGATAGGAAGTACACCATCACAATTTGCAAATTGCAAACACGAAGAAAACGATGAGAATATTGATTTCACTATCTTCCAAAAATATGGTGAACCAATTGAAAATTTTGAGTCATTAAGACAAACAAAACAAGGATTTTCAAGACAAGAATTTGCACTTACTAAAATTGAAGAAGGTGCATTGGATTTAATCAAGAAATCACCAACAATCACCGAAGATGCATTGGCAAAAATTTTGGACATTTCAAAGTCAGAAGTGAAAGGTATTTTGGAAACATTAATTGCTGAGAAATTAATTGATACAACTGGAAAAGAAATAGTAATCACAAGCAAAGGACAAGACAAGAAAATCAGTTCATTTGAAGACTTGTTCATTCGTTACAAATACGCATTAAGAGTTGATGCACCTGCACTTGTGAAAGGTGGTAAATCAAGGGATTTTTGTGAGGCAATGATGAGTAATCCAAGATATTTTTCAAGGCAAGACATTGATATGATTTCACAAGAACTTGGTGACCTTTATGGAATACCTGATTACGATGCATTTACAAGAAGAGGTGGTTGGTATCACGACCCAAAAAAGGATGTTAATCTTCCTTATTGCAGACACATTTGGAATCAAGAATTAGTTAAACGAGTAAAGAAATAAGATGGCAAAAGTAATGTTTTTAAGCGAAGCGACATTGAAACAAGAATCAATTCTTCAGGACAATGTTGATATGAAAGTTGTGACACCAACAATTTATGATGTGCAGAATTATTTTATACTGCCAATTCTTGGAACATCACTTTACAAAGATATTTCAAGTGAAATTGAAAGTGGAACGGTGAGTCAGAAATACAAAGACCTTTTGGATTTATACATACAACCAACAATGATTTGGTATTGCCGTATGGAATTGCCTTTGAATATTAATTATAAGTATTTCAACAAAGCAGTTGGTGTGCAGAATGCAGACAATATGAATCCTGCGTCAATGGATGAGATTCAAATGTTGATGGACAGGGCAAAGAACAAGGCAGAATGGTATGCAGAAAGGTTGACCAAATTCTTACTTGCAAATCAAACAACATACCCATTGTATTTGACACAAACAAATGTTGACATTGACACCATTTTTGCCAATAGAACTAACTACACATCAGGTATGGTGATTGGAGGTTCAAATTGTTGCAGAGGTGACTATAATTTTCAAAATATTCCAACGGACAAAGGATTTTTAAACAGAGGATGTAATGACTGCAACAGTTAAACCAAACAAGAAAAACATAATTAAACTGCAAACTTTTATCACTCAAACTTATGGTGTACACAAGCCTCAATCAAATCCTCAACATAGTCAAACAAATAAGCCAAAGTCATAGTCAAGTCAATGGCTATGTTTTTGGGGAAGAATCTGATATTTCTGCAAGTGAACAAGAACAATATCCACTTGTGTGGAGTAACTTATTGCCCAGTTCAATCAGCGAAAAAACATTGACTGTGAACATCAATTTGTTGGTTTTGGATATTCAAAAGGCAGACCAATCAAATGAACAAGATACTTTATCGGATACATTTTCAATTTGTCAAGATATTTGGGCAGCATTAAATTCACCAACTTATTATGACAGATTTGTGATGCAAGAATCAGTTCAGTTGGAAACAATCAGAGAAGGATTGCCTGATATGGTGAACGGATGGCGAATGACATTGTCCTTTGAATTGCCACAAATTCAGAATAGATGTCAAATACCATAGCAAAAAAATTCTAAATTTATATTTATAGATAAAAATTATGGCAACAAGTCAAGAAATAATTGCAGGTTCAGGTGGATTTATTGTGAATAATACAACCAATGCAACAACAGGTCAATTTAATTCTGTTGTAGTGGTTGCTGATGCAGTTTTTAGTGCATTTTCAATCAATGGAACATCAGTATTATCAAGCAAAGGATTGAGTGGTGTTACAATTAAGGCAGGTACATTTTTACCTGCAGGTGTTGACAACAAAATAACTGCGTTTCAATTAACAAGTGGAACAGTAATTGCGTATTCATAATGAAAATCAGATTAGGTGTTGGAGTTGAATGTATGCATCAATCAGGTATTGTGTATGATACCGATTATCAAGCTATTTTAACTAATGGAACAACGAGAGGAGCAACCTTACCAAGCGATTCACAACAAGCTAAACAAAACCAGTTAATACTTGACTTAAAAACGGCTGGTATTTGGAATAAATTAGATGCTTTTTATATGTTGGCTTGTGATGGTAACAGTGCATTTGCTTTAATCAACTGGAAGAACCCTTCAGCGAATTATGGAACTGCGGTAAATTCATTGCCAACCTTTACAACTAATGGCGGTTTTACTGGCAGTGGAAGTAATGCGATTAACTTAAATTTTGCTGCTAATTCAGGAACGAATTTTGCAAGTCCAAATGCCTCAATAGGTGTTTTTGTTGGGACTGCGGTTTATGGACCAGCTACTCCTTTTATGGGTGCATCTGATGATAGAAACAGATTGTGGCAATCATCAGCAGGAAATTTACAAAGCTGTCAATTAAGCGGAAGTAGTTATGATGGTGCAGTAGTGGCTAATAATAATATGAATCATTTAAATGTAAATTCAACTAATGCAAGATTATTTTTAAATGGTTCAGTAAGTGGTGGAGGTTATAAAGGGTCTTGGCTTACAGATACAACAAATTTTCATTTATTCAGAACAGCAAATGGTACTGTTTACAATAGTTCTCAAATCAAGATGGCATTTATCGGAGGTGACTTGGCAGCTCAAGCATCAAGTTTTTATGGCACAATGAACACTTATTTTAATAACTTATAATGAATCATAAAATAATTGAATTAAATATAATCAGTTGGTCACTTGCAATTGTTGGTTCACTTGCACATTGGCTTCCATTGGTTCAATTTTTATCGTTCAGTTTATCTGTTATAATTTCAATTTGGCAATTGACCCAGTTAATAAAAAAATGGTTAAAAAAATCAAAAGGAATTTAAGCATTGAGCATAATCCAATCACAACAATTTGTGGTTTCATTTGCTTTTTCTATTCATTGTTTTTGATGGCTTTTCCTTTGTTGTATGAAACCAAAAGTGAAATTGATATTTATTATTCTATTGGCATTGGAATCTTTGGTATATGCTTACTGGTTATTCCTGATGATTTGAAATCTGCATTGACATTTTTTGTCAAAAAAAAAAGTGAATGAATAAGCCAAATAAATTGATAATTGATTATTTGAAGCAGTTTCCAAATACTGCTACATTAACACTATCTAAAAAAATATACAAAGACCATCCTGCCAATTTTAAAGATGTTGAACACATCAGAAATTTAATAAGATATTACAGAGGCACAAAAGGGAAAAAAGACAGAATTGATGCAAAAAAACACATTGACTATTTTGAGAAATTAAAATCAGAATTGCCAAAAGGTGAGACCGAAAAAGTTGAACCATATTATTTGCCAAAGGATAGAAAAAAAGTATTAATTATTTCAGATATTCATTTGCCGTACCACGATGACAAAGTTTTATTTGAGGCATTAAAATTTGGATTGGACAATCAAGTTGATACCATATACATCAATGGTGATTTGCTTGATTTTGCATTGATAAGTAAATACGAAAACAACACAACCAAGCATTCAATTAAGTATGAAATTGATTGTGCAAAAGTGTTTTTGAAAGGATTGCGTGAAATGTTTCCAACTGCTTTAATCATTTACAAATACGGCAATCACGATTTGCGATTTGACAAGTGGATTCGTTTGAAAGCACCTGAACTTTTGGACATTGAACACATAATGTTGAGTGAAATACTTGGTTTGCGTGAATTAGACATCATACAACTTGACAATTTGCAATGGTGTTATATGTGGGATTATGTTGTGTTACACGGTCACGAATTGCCAATGAAATCAGGTGGTGTAAATCCTGCAAGGGCAACACGATTAAAGTTGAACAGACCTGCAATCATAGGTCATTTTCATAGAATGAATAGAGACATTGCAACTATTATGGGAAAACAACAATATTCAGTTTATTCAAGTGGATGTTTGTGTGATTTAAGTCCTGCTTATATGCCAATAAATGACTGGAATCATTCGTGTATTTTGATTGACAATGGAAATGTAATCGTGAAAGAATTATGAGTGATGAAATAGTATATGAACAAGCAGAATCAAGGGCAGAAATAATTGCAACCTGTCACAATGCATTGGCATCAGTTGAATTTTTTGACTATGCAATGTTGGATGAAGAATCAAAAATGCGAATTGACAATATCAAAAGAAAAGCATTGATTTTGATTGATGGTTTTCTTGATGAAATTTATTATGAAAATTATGAGGATTAGTGAACACATAAGTTTTGAGGAGGCAGTATTGTCACCAACTGCAATCAGAAATGGGATTGATAATATGCCCAATGACCAAGAATTAAACAATATGAAATTGGTTGCTGAACATTGCTTTGAACCACTCAGAAAAATGTACGGAAAACCACTCAAAGTGAATTCATTTTTTAGGTCTCAAAAGTTGAATCAATTGGTAGGTGGTAGTTCATCAAGCCAACATACAAAAGGTCAAGCAATTGATATCACAACTGGAACAAAATCAGAAAACAAAAAGTTATTTGAACTTGCAAAGAAATTAGAATTTGACCAATTAATTAATGAATTTGATTTTAGTTGGATTCACATTTCTTATAAGGCAACAGGAAACAGAAAACAAATATTAGTTATAAAATGATTGGATTGATAATTTTAGGATTTTTGAACGCAATGTCAGACTTAATGATTTCAAATCGTTTGGCACATTGGGGATTTTGGTTTTCAAGTGATGCGTGGCACAACAAATATGATTGGGGCAAATATTGGAGGCATTACCCATTGATTACATTCACGGATTGTTTCCATTTTTTCAAAGCGTGTTGGGTTTTGTGTATGTGCATTTTGATTCAATACATAGATGTGCATTGGTTCATTTCTTATTGTATTTTTAGTACATCATTTTCATTGTTCCATACCTATCTTCCATATTTAAAAAATCCATTCAAATGAAAGCAGTTGATTGGGTAGTTTTAGTATTATTTGGTGCATTGATTTATGCGTGTTTTTTCCTCTATGATAAGGCATATACAAAAGTTGAACATTTCATTGATTCAAGTGAAATAATTCAACACAGATTTGATACAACGATTGAAAGAGTTAAAACGATTCACAATGAAAAAACAATTTATATCATTGCTATTCCTGATAGTGCTATTTTCACCCATCTTAAAATTGAGTTGTCAAAATTTGACACCAATGGATGGGCGAAAAATGTTGAAAATTATGAACAACCTTGAATCAACAACTGAATTGAATGGCATTTTGCAAAAAAACATTGAATGGCAAAAGTCAAATTCAGACACATTGCGTGTACAATTACGCAAAAGAGAAGAGCAATTGATGTCAAGTAATATTCAAATCCAAAAACTTGAATCAAAAGTTTCCAAATGGCAGACAATTTCCTTGATTTTGGGGGTTGTTTCTGCACTTTTATTGCTTACTAACTAAAAATAAAGTGACTGATTATGTGATAGTTACATCTATCTACAAATAATATTTAATATAAATATTGATATTATCATTCCCATTTGTATCTTCGTTCTACAATTAACCACTTAAAAATAACTAATTATGAAAATTCAAAATCTTATTAAAAAAGCAAATCAAAATAATTTTCAGGATTATTCAGATTGCCCACATCCT